AACGTTTTTCGGAATGCAGCCCTCATATTCGACCTGATATCATCTGCTATCGCAGAGAGGGCAGCGTCTCGGAGGGGGCACTCGGGAAGCTCTCCCAGGTGGGTCTTCCAAGACTTGATGATGTTCGGATTGGCGGGCTGGTTGTGTCGGAGCGCGTTCGGCAGCCAAATCAGGGCTGGGCGCTCACAGACCGAGGCCATGCCCGCCTGTTCAATCTCGTTTAGGGCTTCCTGTACGCTGGCCACGCCCCAACCTAGGCCGTCGGCTATCGCCCCCACCCCGAGGGGCAGTAGCCCCGGTATCGGACCCTGGTGCGGGCCGGTCAACAGATACAACCACAGCGTTTGTGCGTTCGGCTCGGGAGACGTGAGGCTGAGAAAGCCTGCGTCGGACCAAAGCGCACGGGTTACAGCACTCCACCTTTTTGCCACCGGACTGATCCCCCCTCTTTGTTAGTAGATTGTTTTGCACGTAGCCTGTTGCTCTATCCAGGCCTCGACATCTTCTGCGCGAGCCCTCCACGAACCCCCTACCTTGAACATGAAGGGGAGGCCATGCGGATCGTCCGGGTCTTCAGAAGAAATGTGCGCCAAGGAGTAGACTGTTCGGTCCTTGATTCCTAGGCGAACCGCCACCTCCCTTACGTCGAGCAACGGCTCAGGGGCGATCTGCGTTTCGGTGGTCATTGCGTTACCTCTTTCGTCAAGTGCCCCACGGGCATAGAATGTAAAACGAGTTTAGAAAATCTGCGACAAACTGCAAGGGCTGCGATGAAGAAGCTGTCGAGAATCACGGCGACAACCGCCACAAAGGAGCAACGGAGGGCGGAAGTGTCGTCTCTGCTTGCCCGAAGGATCTCTTACGGAGAGGTCAAGAAAATGTTGGCCGCGAAGTACGGGGTGAGTCAGGCCGCGATAGGCAAGGACATCAAGGCGGTCTACGAGTTGTGGGCAGAGCAGGGCAAGGAGCAGCAGCAGGGCAATCTCGCGCTCGCTGTCGAGAACTGCATGGAGGAGATCCGACGGATCCGCCACAACCTCGCCGGTAAGCCCGACAGGCGCGGCAACCAGACAATCGACCTCCACCCGAGGGACGAGTTCAAGTATTCGATGGCGTTGCTGCGGTGGGAGAGCCATCTCGCCAAGCTCCAGGGGCTCCTCATCGGTCGGGTGGACGTAACGAGCCAGGGCGAGCCCATGACGGTGGCTATGAAGCTGCCCATGGGGCCGTTTGGGGGTCTGGAAGAGGTCGGCTAATGGGGGAGTTGACGATTGACTACCAGCCCTTCCCAAAGCAGCTAGAGGCTCACGCCAAGCCGGAGCCGATTGTCGGCTACTTCGGGGGCTGGGGCTCGGGCAAGACGACGTGGGCGATTGCCGAGTCCTTTCGGAACACCTGTTGCCTGCCGGGGATCCCGGGGATCTTGACCTCTCCGACCTTCCCGGTGCAGAGAAAGACCCTCTATCCCTGCATCGTCCGCGTCTTTCCGGGCGCATCTCGGTGGCCGAGGGGTCGCGAGAAGGCCAAGGACTGCCTAGGGCCGCTGGTTCGGGAGTGGAACGCACAGGACAGGGTCCTGACTCTCGACATCGGAAGCCCGCAGACGCCTGCATCCAGGGGCGGGACCGACTGGTTCTTCGGATCGCTCGATGATCCGGGCTCCATCGAGGGCGGTACCTACGGTTGGGGGATTATGGACGAGCCTAGGCTTGCCACCCACGAGGCGTGGAGGATCTTCAACTCCCGGGTTCGTGATCCCAGGGCCTCTGTCCATCGGAGGTCGGTGAGCGGGGTGCCCGCGATGGGCTGGATGCACGACGAGTTCAACAAGGGGCTGCCGGGTCGGTCTTTTGTCCAGGCCTCGTCTCGGGACAACCCCTACCTCCCCAAGGACTACGTCGATTCCCTCAACCTGAGCGGAAGGATGGCCGAGGCCTACATCAGCGGCGGCTTTGTGTCGATTCAGGGGGTGGTCTATTTCACGTATGAGCCGAGGCTAGGGGAGAGCATCCTCGATGTAGAGCCAGAGCCGGAACTCGCCACCTACGGAGCCCTCGACTTCGGCAAGCGCAGGCCCTTCTTCCTCCTCATCCAAGAGCGATCCGAGAACGGACGCCTCGTGGATGTCGTCGTAGATGAGCTTCCGGGGGCAGACATCCTTGAAGAGAGCCACGCATACCAGTGCGCCAAGATGCTCGTGGACCACGGGATCCAGATGCTCGACTGCTTTTGCGATCCTGCGGGCGGCGCCACCAACGCGCAGACCGGAATCAGCTCTATCTCCATCTACGAGAAGGCGTTTAGGAAGACAAACGTCCTCGCTGGGGGCATGCGCTACACCACATCTAGGACCGACAGGCACATCCCGGCTGGCGTCGAGGCCACAAGGGCACTGTTTCAGAACCACAAGGGCGACCGAAGCCTCTTTGTCGCTAAGCGACTAACGGAGCCAGAGCGAACCACACGCTACCCCGACGGAGTAGTGGGGATCCACGGCGCTCTCATGGGCTATTCCTATCCCAAGGGCAAGCCAAACGAGGCAATGCCCGACAAACGGTCGAGCGCGGGGTACGATCACGCCATGGACGCACTGAGGTACTTTGTGATCAACAAGTACGGGGTCATGGACGCGCCATCAATGTTGGACTTGAACCCGCCGCCGGTCTCCCACATTATCGGGGACCACGCATTCTCTGACCCCATGGACCACCCTGACAACTGGTGAGATAGGCCGATGCCGTGACTGAAATCACCCCCCAAGACTACGTGAAGGTTGGCAAGGAGTGGCCGATCTGGGTCTCCAAGGAAGATGTGGGTCGTGCCCACAGCCTCGGGGAGTCGGTTCGCGTGTGGCCCCAGCACACCGACCCCACCTTCCTTGCCGATAGGCCCTCGCGAGGCATGGGCGCAGACCTAGGCTACGTCGGTGTTCCCCTCATCGGCGGGACCGTAGACCTGGACGCCAACCAAAACCTCGACTCCTATACGTGGAGGGGGTCCTACGACACCATCGGGGTGGTCGATCAGATGGTCCGAGAGGACCCGGTCGCCCAAGCCATCCGACTGGCGTGGACATTGCCCCTTTTGTCGGTCCAGTGGTCCGTTCAGCCCGGAAGCACCGACCCCCGAGACGTGGAGGTTGCCGAGTTCGTTCAGAACGCGCTCTTTGAACACATGCGGGGTGGCTGGCAGAACTTCTTGGAGCAAGCGGTCCAGTTTACGTGGCGAGGCCTTGCCATCTTTGAGGTTGTGGCTCGATACGACACAGAACTGCAGGCCACGATCATCGATCAGCTCTCGCCGCGCCTTCCTTGGACCATTTACTCCTGGGAGCAGTACAGCGACGGTCGCTACGGGTTCACGCAGAGCCCAGATCCCTCCGATGCGGTGGTCGGCAGGGCCGGAAACGGTCCCAGCGCGCAGGGCGCGTCCCTTCGACCGGACAAGTTCATCAACTTCCGCTTTCAGCCCGATGGCGACAACCCAGAGCCCATGGGCATCCTCCGCCCCTGCTACGGGGCATGGAGGCAGCGCCGGACCTACCTCAAGCTGGAAGCGACCGGCTTTGAGCGCTCGGCCTACGGAATCCCAACCTGTACCGTCGAGCCAGGGGCCAACCCAGGCGATGTCGAGCAGGTAAACATCATCTTGCGGGAGCTTCGGTCTGGGATCCGGTCCTTTGCGATGTTCCCCAAGGGGTTCAAGCTGGAGATGGCGGACGTTCCGATGAAGGCCGACGCCATTCGGCACGCAAGGGTGGCTGCGGGCCACGACATGGCCAGAGCGGCGCTTTGCCAGTTCCTCTACACCGGAGAGAGCGCGGGTGCCTACTCCCTCATCCAGGGACAGCTCGACCACTACACGATGGCGCTGCAGCAGGCCGCGAACTCCATTGCCCACACCCTCTCTCGCGGGCCACACGCTCTGATCAAGAGGCTCGTGAACTGGAACTTCCAGGGAGTGGAGAACTACCCCTACGTTCAGGCCGGTGAGATCCGGGTCGGGGACCCCAAGCAGTTGGTCGAGGCGGTGAAGAGCGCGGTGGATTCTGGCGTCGTCACCCCCGACGCCCTTATCGAGGCCAAGATTCGAGATGTCCTGTCCCTCCCCCAGCGGATCGACAGCGAAGCCAAGCCAATCGATGCCGTTCCCGAGGCGGGACCCGACGAGGATCCCCCCGATTCGGGGCCCCCAGAGCCCCCCAAGGCCTCCTCTCGCGGAGAGGAACAGGCAAAGCAAGAGGAAGAGTCCCTGTCGGAGGGCCATACCTGCTCTCACGGTCCCATCAATCTGGACGAGCGGGTCCACATGGATATGTACGTTCAGGGGCCACGGGGGCGCGAGGTTCGGGCCGAGGAGCGGCACATCCGCTATTCGGAGGTGGGCGGAGTCAAGGACGCTGCAAACCAGGGCTTCGCGCTGCTTATTGCCGACTGGAGGGAGCGGATTGCCCCCGAATACGCCGAAGAGCTGGCCAGCAGGGACACCATCGAGGAGATGCTGTCTATAGAGGTGCCCAAACAGGACGAGTTGCGCGAGGCGGTCGAGGACGAACTGCGCCGGTCCTACCGGGCTGGGGTTCGGTCTGCCAAGAACGAGGCCGACCGGCAGGAAGGGGACGTGGCGGTCGCAGTGGCCGAGAAGGTCAAGGCCCCCAAGCCCCCTCCAGACGAGGAGGAGTTGGACATTGACGAGGTCCTTCCAGAGGCCTCCATCAGATCCGCTGCAGCACTCACGACAAAGAAGGCATCAGACCGCGTACAGGAGACCGTCCTTTCGAGGATGCAGATCACGGGACCCGGGGGTATCCCCCCCGACCCTTTTGTGATTGAGGAGACGGTCCTTTCGGTCCTTGCCGGCCTGTCGGTGGGCGTGGACTTCCGCTTGGCCCAGCAGGCAACCAACACGGTCTACGGGTTGGGTCGCATCCAGCAGCTTCGGAGCGACAAGAGGGTCAAGCGCTACGTCTACTCCAACCTTGAGGAGTCCGATAGTTGCGATCCCTGCGAGGAACACGACGAAGAGACGTTCGGCCCGGAGCTGCTGTCCTTCTACGCCACCCCAGCCGACTGGTGCATTGCGGGAGAGGCGATGTGCAACTGCCTTATCCTGGGCGTGATCGCCTAATGGCGGGAGGAAGGCCGAAGCGGACAGACCTCCCCGAGGGGATCGGCGTCTATCCCGACTATGTCGTTTCCGTCATCGCAGAGGAGCGCGGGGAGCAGATTTCTCGGCAAGGGATTCGTCACCTGAGAGAGGTCAACGGGATCCCACCCGCCTCGGAGCCCTTCCGGTCCCAGTGGTTTGAGCGCAGAGGGGTCGAGCCCTACGAACCGTAGTTTTCTTTCCTCGGGGACAGTTGTGCGGCAGCCCTGTGTTGCCCCAAACTAGCGCCCATGACTGACTCATTTGCAGAATGGTCAACTGCGTACATGAACCGGCTACCAGATTCCGCCTTTCTCTACATCGCCGCTGGCGGTGAGAAGGACGACGAGGGTCTGACTACGCCGCGCTCCCTCCGTTACTTCCCCTACCGAGACTCCAAGGGGGAGGTCGATCTTCCGCATCTCCGAAACGCAATCGCCCGCATTCCTCAAAGCACTGCCCCCGGGCTTGGCGCAGAGAAGATGCGACAGCTTCAAGACAAGGCCAGGGCGATTCTGGAGAAGCAGCGGGAGCCCGTCGCCTCCGACGAGACCAAGGGCTACCCTCCGCAGCCCGAGGAAGACGAGACGGGAGCATTGTCCGAGTGGGGCAACTCAATCCGCTTGGCCGACGAGGGGGCGCAAGCCTCGATTGCTCGTTGGGTAGAGATGGTCCGCTCGGGCACGCATTTCGGAAGAGATTCGGAGCGCAAGGTCGAGCTTACTGACGACGACATCCGATCCATGGCTCGCGGGTACCAGACGATCCGAAACGAACGCTGGTTTGCTCAGGGCGCTGCGGTGGGCTACAACCACGCGGCAATCGCTGGTGCGGTGGATCCAGACTCAACCCGGGCAGCCGGTCGGATTCTGGATGTCGAGGTGCGAACCAACGAAGACGGAGGCCTCTCCCTCTACGGGCTGGTTCAGTGGACCGAAGACGCAAGGCGACGGATTCGCGGTGGCGAGTTCGACGGATTCAGCATCGAGGCTGTCCCCCCAAAGGGAGCCCGAAGCAAGAAAACAGGCGAGCCGCTGGGCGAATGGGCGCTTATTGGTGGCACGCTGACAAACGAGCCGTTCGTTCCATCCATGGAGCGAGTGGCTGCATCTGAGAAGAGGAATACCGGCATGAGCCTGAACAAACTCCTTTCTGATGCGCTTTCTCTAGGCGAGCGCAACGACGCGCAAGTTCTGGCGAAGGTGCAGGAGTTGGCAGAGCGTGCTTCTAAGGCAGAGGCTTTGGCCGAGGCTCTAGGAAGCGTGACTGCTGACCGCGACACCCTGAAGATCAAGTTCGATGCGTTGGAGGCCCAAGAGATGGAGCGCACGCTCGACCGTGCCTGCGTCGATGGACGGATCTCCGCCTCAGAGCGCGAGCGCTACCACCGTGCAGTTACGAAGCTCGGAGAGGAAGAGGCCAATTACGCCTATCCCAAGGGCCGCATCCCCACCGAGACCGTGGGGACGTCGGGCACCGAGGGTGACCGCGCCGCCCCTCCCAGCATCGAGGAAGAGGTCAACGCTCTTGCCGAGAAGATTGCCGGTGAGACCGGCCTGAACCCTGCCGCAGCCTTCGCCCAAGCGATGAGTGCGGTCCTCACAGACCCCAACAAGCTCGCGGCCTACGAGGCCGGCTCGGCCAACTAGGAGTTCGACATGAGTACACCCTTTGATCCGACGATCATTACCCGCAAGACCAACGCGGACCTTTCCTCCTCGGATTGGCTGCTCGTCAAGCCCAACGGCGACGACGACACCGACCTTGCTGGCGGAGGCGAACTCGCCATCGGCGCTCTTACAAACGACGTGGCGGACGGCTCGTCCACCGAGGTCTATCTTCCGGTGCAGGTTGGAGGCCTTATCAAGGTCGCTTGCGGCGGCTCAATCACAGCCGGTGTCCTTGCGATGTCCAACGCATCTGGGCAGGCGGTGACGGCAACGGACGGCAACTACGCATTCGGAATTGCCCTTGAGACGCATGCCAGCGGCGACGTTGGTTCGTTCCTGTGGGCACCGTCCTACCTCGAAACCACCTAGCGCTAGCGCACAGGAGAAATTGAAATGACAAGCAACGTTCACGGTTTTGTTCAGGACGTGATGCTCCAGCGCTATGCAAGGCTGCTTGGTCCATCGCTGGGCAGCTTCATGGCCAACGACATCTTCCCTTCGGTCGATGTGCCCACAAAGACAGGAAAGTTCTACAACGTGGCAGGCGGCTTCGCTTCGGCATCGCCGGGTCACGACATGGTGATTGCCGACGGGCAGGATTCGCCCCTCCAGATCAGCACTTCGATCAGCAAGGTGACGGGCTGGGAGGTCGATGTGAACGGTCTCGGAGTCAAGCTCAACAAGTCCTCGGCGGAGTACGCCAAGGGCAACGGGCTGGATCTTCGTCAGGCCAACACCGCTGTCCTGGCTCGCGAGTGCGCCATCCACCGGGAGCGGCAGGCTGCCGCCCTGGCGTTTAGCACTGCTACCTTCTCGGGCAAGACTGCCGCTCTCTCTGGCTCCGACCAGTGGGATAACGCGGCAAGCGACCCGATTTCCAAGGCGCAGGACGCTCGGGACACCATTATCCAGGCCTCGGGCGAGGCCCCGGATACCGCAATTATTGGGTACGAGGTTTACAAGGCGCTGCGCCAGCACAGCCTTTTGGTGGAATTCTCGTCTAGGGTGCAGCACAGCGTTGGGCGGGTGACCGACAACGACATCGCGCGAGCGCTGGACGTAGAGAATCTGTTTGTCGGCAAGGCGGTTGCAGATACGGCAGTCGAGGGTCAGACAGCCTCCAACGCCTACATTTGGGGCAAGTTTGCCCTGTTTTGCAAGCTGCGACCTAGTCCCTCGGCCATGACCCCACAGAGCTGCTTGCAGCGGTGGCGCATGAAGGGCAGCACAGACGGTGCGGTTCGTCGGTGGGAGCCCACTCCCTACGTCGAGCAAATCGACATGCTGTGGAACGATCAATTTGCAGCGCCGACCACTGAGCTGGGCTACCTCTACAGCACAGTAGTGAGCTAGGAG